ACACAAAGGACCATAAAAAGATAGCTAAGGCTCATCATATCCCAGTGCATTTATTAAGAGCTGAGAAATGTAATGAGGATGGAGAGATAATGGGATACTACTACTCAGATAACTGGGCAGAAGTTAAAAAATATACTCCTGAAAGATACGCTGCATTCGGTACATCTAAGGATGAGATAGAGATTATGTTTGTGAAACCCTATTCTGTGGGGATGAAATACTATGCCTATCCTGATTATCAGGGGGCACTTCCATATACCGTACTAGAGGAACAGACTAGTGATTATATGATTAACCTGGTGAAGAGTAACTTCTCACCATCTACTATACTGAACTTCAATAATGGGGTGCCATCTGAGGAGCAGCAGCAGATGATTAAGAGTGATATCATGAACAAGTTAACCGGTCCACAAGGGGATAAGTTAGTGGTATCATTCAACACATCCAAAGAAACTGCAGCAACCATAGAGAATATGCCTGTAGAGCAGGCTCCTGAACTGTATAAATACCTATCTGAGGAGTGCGTTAGAAAGATTCTTATAGGTCATAACGTAACATCTCCGCTATTATTCGGGATAGCTACCACTACAGGCTTCTCTGCTAATGCTGATGAGCTAAAAAACAGTGCTATATTATTCAATAACATGGTAATTACTCCGCTACAGGAGGTAATGCTAGATGCATTTGATAAGCTACTAGCCTATAATAACATCTCATTAAAGCTATATTTTGAGACATTAAACCCATTAGATGCACAGGGTGATTTAACTACCACAGATGAGGCTACAAAAGTTACAGATGCTATCAATATGATGAGCCCATTAGTAGCTAACAGGGTACTAGAATCAATGACTGCTGATGAGATTAGATCTCTAGTAGGATTAAAACCTACTCCCATAGCTCTAAAAAAAGAGGATGTATCTGATGAGGTATTGAATGAGGTACTAGATATCCTGGAAGGTGAGCAGAATGATGATGATGAATGGGAGCTAGTAGATGAAAGAGAGTATTCAGATAAGAATGATACTACAGAAGAGTGGGCTACTCGAATGATTAAGCCTAAGGAAACTATCCTAGAGAAGTTAAGCTCATTCATTAAGAGCAATCCAAACGGATTTAGCTACCTAGATAAGAGTGTATATAAGGTACGATATAGATACTCTGAAAGATACAACAAAGATAACAGCAGAGATTTCTGCCAGCAGATGATGAGACGTACTGCTAATGGAGTAGTATATCGATTAGAAGATATAGATGCTGCTAGCCGGGCAGGAGTGAATGAGGAGCTAGGCCATAAAGGACAGCCATATGATTTATTTAAGTTCAAAGGTGGAGTTAACTGTGGGCATTTTTGGACTGAGCAGCTCTATAGATTAAAGAAAAATACTGATGGTACATATCGGCCTGATAAGGCATTGAGTTCATCTGAGCAGGTAGCATCTATACCTAAGAGCTATATGCCGAATCCTGCAGGCTCAGGAGATGCTAATACTCCGCCTATTGATATGCCGAATAATGGACATCACCCAAACTATAAAGGATAATGGAGGCACTATTTATAACAAAACAGGACCTAGTAAAGTTCACTGCTACCAATGGTAACGTGGATACTGATAACTTCATCCAGTGGATTAAGGTAGCACAGGATATCCATATGCAGAACTACTTAGGTACAAGGTTATTTAACAAACTTAAAACTGATATCCTAACTAATGCAGGGAATGTTACTGCTGCATCATTAATTACAGGAGGTACAGGATACTCTAGTGGATTTCATAATACTACAGGGGGCTCAGGGAGTGGATGTATTATTAACATTACAGGTACATCAGGGGGTGCTATATTAACATTTACCATATCTACTCCTGGTACAGGATATAAAGTAGGTGATATACTCACAGTAAGCAGCCCAGGTACAGGAGGTACTATTGAGGTTACTGCTGATAGTATCACTACCAACTATAGAACACTATTGAATACCTATGTTAAGCCATGTTTAATCCATTGGGCTATGGTGGAATATCTGCCATTCTCAGCGTATACAATAGCTAACAAAGGGATATTTAAGCATACCTCAGAGAATGCTGTAAACATTGAGAAAGCTGAACTAGATATGCTAATAGATAAGCAGAGACAAATAGCACAGCACTATACTGAAAGGATGATAGACTATCTGTGCTTCAATAATAACCTATTCCCAGAGTATAATCAGAATAGTAATGGGGATATGTATCCGGATACTAATAATTATAATATAGGATGGGTGCTGTAAGAAAGCCAAAACAAACGAATATAAAGAAACTACTAACCTACTTAAGTAATAACAATGGCAAATGAGATAGGATGGGGCAAAGCATTTGATCCTGAAATAGGATGGGGCATGGCTGCAGTTAATGGAGCTGAGATAGGCTATGGTACTGTAGTGATTAATAGTCATTCAGGAGAGACTAATATCTCATCTAGAGATGCAGATAATACTACTCCTGATGGAGATAAAGGATCTATACTAGATGAGCTACCATTATTATATGTAGATGGGGATAATGTGTATTTATACTTTGCATTAAATGCTGCAGTTACTCCTGTATCTATGACGTATAATTTTTATATAGAAGATAGATTCTATAGTGATGGTACATTAGCTGAGGATGGTATTCACTGGATAGCAGAATTCCCGGAGCCTGCTGATTATTATTTAGAGTTAACTATAGTTATTGATTCAGAGAATACATCCATATTCACATCTAATATACTAACAGTATAATGATAAAGCCTACCAAATATCCGTATAATCCTGATGAGATGGCTGAGCTATTCGGTGAAGCAGCTAATCAAGGTAAGCAGGGGAAACAGGATACACTGGTATCAGGTGATAACATTAAGACCATTAATGGAGCATCTGTATTAGGTAGTGGAGATTTGACAGTATCCAGTGCTGCTGCATGGGGAGGGATTACAGGAACACTGAGCTCACAAACTGATCTAAATACTGCATTAAATGATAAGCAGAATACATTGGTATCAGGCACATCCATTAAGACAGTGAACGGGAATTCACTGCTAGGGAGTGGGAATGTAAACATAGGCCCTAAGCTATTAGGATGGAGTGGTGGATTAGGAACTACAACATCAGGAACAGCTATTACAGTATGTCATTCATTAAGGATACCTGCCAATACATTAAGCCTAAACAATATACTACAGGTAGTATTTAGGATGTTTAGACAGGGTAGTAACTTAGGACAGCTATATGGTCGGATATACTTTAACACTACCAACAGCTTAACAGGTGCTACTTTGTTTAATACTACCTTTACCATGAATGGTGGAGGCTCGCAGTATGTTGGATATGTAGAAAGGAATTTTGGATATAATGGTACTGTATTGAGTAATTATTCAAATACTGCATTCTCAGAATATACTACAGGGGTACCTCTAAATGTATCATTTAATTATGCTGTAGATAATTACATTCTATTTACTATGCAGTGCCAGAATGCTGGTGATGTAGCTAACATTAATTTATTCAAAGTATTCGCATATGTTTGAGATTAACGGAGAAATATATACAATAACAGGCCCCATTGAGCAGGTCAGTGATACTCAGATTCACGTAGAAACTGATAAGGGGATAATACTAATCGATAATAACATGCCTATCTATGATGCACTTCATTAACATACTAGCCATATTCTACCATCTATGCATCTACTCCTGCTCTATTAGCATGATGATGAGTGATACACACTACATAATGATGGGAGGATTAGCACTATTCACATTTGTAACCTACCAACTAGCAGTAACATTCCATGAAAACACAACTAACAATACTAATTAAAACCATGCAGGCTAACTGGGTGAAGCTAATAGCTATGCTATGGGCATTCCTTATGCCGATATCCGGGCTATTATTCCTGGTAGGATTTGTTATTTTATTAGATACTGTTACCGGTATATGGAAGAGCTATAAGAATAAGGTAAAAATAACTAGCAGAGGCCTATCTGCTATCATTAGTAAGATGCTATTATATGAGGTAACTGTAGTGTTATTCTACATGATAGATACATTCATACTCAATAACATTATTCTGCAGTTTTTTTCTGTAGATTTACTGCTCACTAAGGTACTTGCACTCATCCTGGTATCTATTGAGGTGATGAGTATAAATGAAAACTACAAAGCAGTGAAAGGATTAGACCTATGGCAGGCTATGAAAAACCTATTCGCAAGAGCTAAGGAGATTAAAAAAGAGGTAGATGAAATTAGACATAACGAAGATATTACAGGTACGCCTATCTGATAAACAGTACTTCCAGGAGGATAGTAAAAAAACACAAATTTACCTGCACCATACAGCAGGAGGTGGGGATGCTGCTGCAGTTAGTAGATACTGGAATAGTAATGAGACCAGGATAGCTACTGCATTCGTGGTAGGAGAAAGAGGTACAATAGTACAGTGTTTCTCTTCCCGGCATTGGGCATGGCATTTAGGTATTGATAGTGAGGATTTCATTAAGAATGGAGCTAAGTATCAGAATCTGAATAAGCTATCCGTAGGTATTGAGGTATGCAACTGGGGCCCATTAAAGCTAAGAGATGGGAAGTACTATAACTATGTTAATAGAGCTGTAGATCCTTCTATGGTTACTACCTTAGAACAGCCATACAAAGGGCACATTCACTGGTATAAGTATACGGATGCACAGATAGAATCTACTCGGCAGTTAGTGGAGTATCTATGTGATACGTATGATATACCTAAGGCTTACCGGTCAGAGATATTTAGCATAGATAAGGAGGCATTTAAGGGCACTCCTGGAATCTATACACATAACTCAGTGAGAAAGGATAAGAGTGATATCTATCCATGTCCTAGAATGATTAAAATGCTACAGAATTTATGAGATACTTACTACCACTATTGATACTTCTATCCTGCTCAGCTCCAAAGAGAGCTCAGTGGCATTATAAGAAAGCATTAAAGAATGGCCTGCAGTTAGTACAGGATAGTGATACCATCCGGATAACTACCATAGACAGCATCCCAGTGATCATGAATGATACTATCGTATGGCAGAAGTATATAACTACTAAGGATACTATCATTAAATATAATAATATCTATGTACCTAAAACTAGATGGCAAACAAAGATAGAGTATAAGGAACGGATTAAAACATTAAAGATTAAAGGGGATACTCAGTGGAAAACAGCTAAGGCTCAGCAGGTAGTTAAGTACAGATGGGCATGGTGGCCTATTGTTATATCATTCCTTCTAGGGATATTCCTTAGATTTCTAATACAAAAGGGGCTACTAGATAGGATAGCTCTACTATTTAAGCTATGAGAAAGCGTTTATTTTACGACATTGAGACATCTTTCAATGTCGGAGTATTTTGGAGGACAGGATACAATCTAACTATTAATCCTGGAGATATAATCCATGAGAGAGCCATCATATGCATCTGCTACAAATGGGAGGGTGAGGATGAAATTCACAGCTTAACCTGGTCCAAAAATCAGAGTGATAAGAAAATGATAGAGCAATTCGTCAAAGTTTTAGCTCAAGCGGATGAAATTGTAGCTCACAATGGGGATAGATTTGACCTCAAATGGATACGTACAAGAGCTTTAATTCATGGTATTAGTGTTATGCCATCCCCTAAGAGCATAGATACTCTTAAATGGGCTAAAAAGTACTTTAATTTTAATAGCAATAAATTAGACTACATAGCTAAATTCCTAAATGTAGGGGCTAAGATGGATACAGGGGGGCTAGATTTGTGGAAGGATATCGTATTCAGAAAGGACCAGGCAGCACTGGATAAGATGGTAAAGTACTGTAAGATGGATGTAGAGGTGCTAGAATCGGTATTCAATAAGTTAAATGCATACACATTAGCTAACCATAACTATGCAGTTCAGCATGGTGGAGATAAGTATGAATGCCCTGAGTGCGGAGCTGCTAACTTCCGATATAATAAAAAAGTAGTTACTACTGCCGGTACTGTACATCATTGGCTTAAATGTAAAGAATGCAATAAGCATCATAAAATAAATCACCTGGTATTCACTAAGTATCAGGAATATCTATACAAGCGTAAACAAATATCGTGAGTTTATAGACGTATTTTTGCGGAGATTATTTAAGCTTATAGGCTCTATTAAGTGATTTTCACCAACATTATGTGATATTCCTTATTTAGAATGATTCTAAATTTGTGGAAAATTATGCAAAATTGTTTGCATATATGAAACTATTTGTATCTTTGTCAGGTATTAACACTTAAAAATTTATTTATGACAACTTTTAGAATTGAATTTCAAGACAACGACAACAACGAATTGTTTACAAAAGTAGATGAATTCGTTAACATTGAGAGTGCTCAGATGTATGCTGAATTATTTATTGCTACCAGCAACATTAATGATTTATCAACTTATCAAATCACAGAACTATGAATCAGGAAGAAATGATTAAAGAAATCTTAGCTTATCATCAGGAGCTGTATGATAACTATGTAGAATGTAGAGATGCATTTGGATCATTAGATCCTGATACTAAGAGAGCATGGAAGGAACTACATACCATTGAGGAATTATTAACCAGATTAAACTTAAAAAAATGAAAAAAGAACTATTCAAAGCAGTAGCAGGTATGGCTATAGTCGTGGGTACTATGGTAGTAATGTATAACATCTTATTTTTAATGATATGCTAGTAACAGAAGTAACACAAGATAAGGCCTACTTTGAGAGAGTATTCATGGAAGGGAGCTGCAGTTATGTGATTAGAGATATATTCGGAGATTGGTATATAGAGGTATCTGATTTTAATGCTATAGAATTCCCTGCAGAGGTGGAGCTAGATTATCAGCTCACTGATGAGGAGAAAGCAGATGTGCAGTATCAGATAGAATTAGATATCAGTGAGAATAATGTCATAGAAGAGCTAAGAGAAGCAGCTCACTGGGATGATGAAGATGAATGGAGGTACGAATGAGAATAGGTAGAGACCTTTATTCAATGGCTGAATGGTGGACTAGGCAGTCAATGGCAGGAGATAAAGGGGGCTCCTTTAACATTCCCCTATATATCGAATACTTAAAAGCTAGAAATTCATGTTTAGATTATCATACTATTACGAAGATAGGCTCAGCGAAAGTTATGACTATCACACAAGAGCCCTCTGCCTATGGAAAAAAGCACAGCTCAGGGCAGCAGGTACTCATGTTTACGGAACATTCAAA